CATTCGGTGTGGCTCAAACATCAAGCAAGTATTATGCTTGCAAAGCGTATGAAGCAAGGACATTCGTTTTAATGCCTACCACTGAAAGTAGTGTTGGTTTTGGCGAAAAAGTGACTCCAAGTGCATCTTCTCATTGTTGGAAACTTCTGCAACCCGATACCGACACCACATACTCAAACGCCACAACAAGTGCAGATGGATTGATGTCCTCAACTGACAAGACCAAACTCGATTCCATCACAATGACCAATGGAGTGATAGATGCATCTGTACTTCCATCCTTCGTAGACGATGTAATAGAAGCCTATGTGAGAAGCGGTCAGACAGAACTGTCCTCAACTTGGTTAGCAACAGGAAGTGCAACAGGCACAGTAATAACTCCCGAAGCAGGGAAGATATATGTACTGATGAACAGTAGCACCAACTATGATGTGAATACTCAATTCAGATGGGGTGGTAGTGCATATGTGAAACTGAACGATGGCGGAGTGACAGCAATCACCAATACGGAGATAGACACCATATGCGTATAAGGAGAAGAAATGGCTAAAAAGTATTTAGATGACACAGGGCTTGCCCGTCTGTGGGACAAGATAAAGGCATATGTGACAGATGCGGTAAGCGGAGTATCAGACGACCATAAGTGGAATGATGTGGCTTTAAAAAAAAGTAGTTCGGTTGGCTCTACGACATATTACCATCCAAGAATGTTATCCACATCATCGACAGAAGCATATTTGATAGCATCCTCTGCTACACCTAATCAAAATTATATAGCAAGGTTCGATGCATCCAAACATATGAAGTCCGAGGATATGTCCACATCAGATGTAACATCATTCATAGACAGTTTAAGCGGAACACCGATTGCTCCTGCGGATTATGTAGTGGAAACAGGCACTCATAACTTGTGGAAATATGTCAAGTGGAATAGTGGTCGGATTGAGTTGTGGGGGAAATTTGAACAAACTGTGACTTCATATACAACTAATGCTTGGGTCATCGGTCACGCATCACTTACCAACTATCCTTCGGGAATTACTAATCCAATAGCAGTTGCGACTTGCCAAAAGATAGGCACAGGGGGCGGTGTTATTTGCTATGACTATGAGAGAACAGACTATTGGAGTGGCATTGCTAACAACTTTAATGGCACGATTGCACAAGGGGAAAGCAGAACAATCTCTTGGTATGTCTATGTAAATGCGAGGTGGAAGTAAATGAGCAGTGAAGCGATAACAAGAAATGACTTAAAGGCTATATTGGAAGGACTTGGTCTGTCTCCATCTGCATACATAGTCGAGCAAGGCACAAGTGGCATATGGACATACAGAAAGTGGAGTGATGGAACTGCGGAGTGTTGGGGAAGAGCATCAAGTTCGAGTTTCACTTGGAGTTCCTATGTCAATGGCTTATATTACAACTCGAATAATTGGCTTATATCTCTTCCGTTTGCCTTTGCCGATTCGAACTATACTGTAACCGCGAATACTTACTATGTTGGCGGTGCTGTTGGATGGGTAGCCAATTCAAATGCGTATGACTCATCAACTTTTAAGTTAACGATTGTACGAAACGGGAACTCAGGAGATGTATATGTTAACCTTAATGTCAAAGGTAGATGGAAATAGAAAGGAGCAGACCATGAGTGACTATCTATTAGAAGAATTTGAAACTATGGGAGCAGGTGAAGAAGAGAAAGAAGAGCAGATACAGAAACCAAGTCTCGCCTCGATTCTCACTTCTGCGGTTAAGACCCGAATAAAGGACACACCCCTCGCAAAGACTACGGTGTGGAATAACAATTACTGGACTCGTCTCAAGAAGTTTGATAAGGTCTTCGTCCACATTATGGTGGCTGTATGGACTGGCAAACACTGTGGCGAGTTTTTTAGAGACCACAAAGTATCGTCCAACTATGAGATAGGCTATGCAGGTGACATCTGCCAGTCGGTTGAAGAGAAGTACGGTGCTTGGGCACAGGGTTCTAAGACTTGGAATCAGAGAGCTGTATCAATCGAGCTTTCCAATACTTCCATCAAAGACACTTCTTATCCAGTGTCAGACGAGACGTTAGAGGCTTGCATCGAGCTTGTAGCAGACATCTTCATCCGTAACAAGATGGGCAGAGTCAACTATACTGGAGACCTTAACGGTAACCTTTGCAAGCACAAATGGGTAGCTTCAACTTCCTGCCCTGGGGCTTATATGGACAAACAGTTCCCAATCATAGAAGATGAAGCCAACAAAATCATAGATGGAAAGATGCGACTTCATATGAGAGGCTACTACAAGAAGGGCGACTACGGCAGGTCAGTCAGAGTGCTTAAGAAGTGGCTGAAGAAGAAAGGCTTCTATAAGGGCATTTCCACCAACCGAACCTATTCCACCGCAACCGTCAAGGCTGTAGAGCGTTTTCAGAAGAAATATGGCTTGAAAGTCGATGGCGAGTGGGGTAAAGAGTGTTACAAACAGTACAAGAAACTGGAGAAATAAAATGTACAGTATCAAAGGCACAACAATAACATTAACGAGGGGCGACACATTCATAACCAATATCAGCCTTAAGAGAGGGACGACCACATACACACCAACAAGCGGTGATACTGTGAGGTTTGCTCTTAAAAGCCCTGATATGAATGCAAGGAAGACTGCGTGGGCAGACGATACAGTCCTCATCAATAAGGACATACCAATCAGCACTATGCAGTTGAAACTTGAGCCTGAGGACACCAAGGAACTGGACTTCGGGCAGTATCGGTATGATATGCAGATAACCTTTGCTAACGGCGATGTAGACACATTCATAGAGAACGCAGTATTCATAATCAATCCTGAGGTAGAGTAATGATTGGAGCAATACCGACCTTACAAGGCAAACTTAATACCGAACAGGAACTGACTGCGAAGCTCACGCCAAAGGCATCGCTAAAGGCATCACTCAGCGTACCTACCGAGATTCAGACACCAACCTATACTGGTGAATATGAAGTGACCCCCTCACAAGAGACTCAGATTCTGAATACATCAGGTCTGAAAGCAACATCAAACATAGTTATCAATCCAATACCGAGCAACTACGGTCTAATAACTTGGAACGGCTCGACATTAACAGTTTCATAAAGGAGCAAATAAATGGCACAGAATGTAATAATCAATGGCGTTACTTATCAGAGCGTACCTGAAGTAGACATTCCTAAAAGCGGTGGCGGTACAGCCAAGTTCTTTGATACCGCATCAGCAGACATCACATCAGCAGATGTCCTTACTGGCAAGACTGGTTATGGTGCAAGTGGTTCTATAAGTGGCTCAATGGCTAACAACGGAAGTACAAGTGGAACAATCAGCACTAAGGCAGGAACTGTTACTATTCCCGCAGGTTACACGACAGGCGGTACAGTATCCATCAGCTCTACAGAACAGGCAAAGGTAATCGCATCCAACATCAAGAGCGGAGTTACTCTTTTAGGCGTGGCAGGTAGCCTTTCGCTTCCATCAATCTCTCAGGATTCCACAAGCAAGATACTGAGCATCTCATAAGGGGGGTGCTTTAAATGGCACAGAACATAACACTATTAGGGGCAAGCTATTCTAATGTCCCTGCGGTCACCCTGCCGAAGACTGGCGGTGGAACTGCAACTTTTTGGGATGATGAAGAGATAATCACATACTATACTGGGTCTTCCACTCCGTCTTCAAGTTTAGGCGAGAATGGCGACATATATCTTAAGGTGGTGACATAGTATGGCTACGATTAGATTAGTGCCAAGTGCATATTCAAGGAGCAATACAAACTATGTCACTGTTACTAATGAAGCAAATATGTATAATAACACAGACCACACCTCAAACTATGCCACACTCCGAGGCAGAGCAGGTAGGTCAAGTAATAGCACATACTATGCCTTCATCCACGGATTCAACTTCAATGATGTTCCAAGCAATGCACAAGTAACAGGGTTTAAGGTACTTATAAGAGCTTACCGAGGCTCATATATGGCTACAGGCAACACTAACTACAGAATAAAGTTAGCAAGCCAACCATCAAATTCTTATACGATAGGCAATACTACTTTATCTGAAGATATTGGCACAACTGCTTCCGTATATGAGATTCCAACAGGCTCACTTACTTGGGATACCATCAAGGGGTATGGGTCAAACTTCTCGATAGATGTGCCATTAAGAAACTCATCCACATCGAGCAGTAACTATCCATATGTATATGTTTATGGTGCAGAAATCGAAGTCACCTATACCATTCCAACTCCAAGAACGATAACAACAACTCTTTCGGGTAACGGAACGATAGACCCAAGCGGTACGAATACATACTACGATGGCGACGAGTTTAAATTGGTGATTACCCCGACTGATGCTAATGCCCAAGTAGAAGCCACGAGGAATAGCAGAGATATTACCCAAGACTTGGAATACCACTTAGGCGGTTCGACCACAGAGCAGAATGTGCTTGGAACGTTTGACCTGATTAGCGGTGGATTCAATTCGGGGCAGTCTTGGTTCGAGGGCATAGTCGGTCAAGGATACGATACAGATAATATAACTACATCCAACTATTACTCAAGCGGTTCGGGAACACGAGCGGTATTCCAATACGATGTGGCTTTCACAGGCATTCCCGATAACGCCACAATAACAAGCCTATATATGATGGTCAACGGTCACGCAGAGTCTACATCAAACTCAAACGAGTATATGTGTGTGCAGTTGAAGAGCGGAAGCACGGAACTGTCAGAGCAACTCAATTTCAAGAGCATCGGCACATCCAACTCAACGCAGACCATCACAGCAGATGTCACTCCGACAGTAGCACAGTTAGAATCCTTGGTCATTGAATGTACCCTTGGATATTATGGCGGTGCTATCAATGGAGCGACAGTATTCCTCACTTATGAAGTAAGCGGAGTTTACTACACATACTCAACTACCATAAGTGGAAATATGACTATCGATGTGGTCATAATCGGCTCAGGTGAGGTCAGCAAACTTTACGCAAAAATAAATGGCACTTGGAAAGAAGTAGTGACAGCTTATATTAAGGTCAATGGTTCTTGGACAGAACAAAGCGACCCGACAACTTTATTTTCATCAAGCGGTAAATACAGAAAAGGTAACTAACGCCATAGAGGGGCAGGCAGTCTTCCTTTCTTCCCGATTGATTTTCCCTAATACCTCTCATTAATTACCATACAAAAGTCCTGCCCCTTTATATATATTCAGGAGACACATATGACAGAAGAAATCATCGTTGCCCTTATTACAGGGAGCGTAACCCTTCTTGGAGTCTTAGCATCAAACAACAAGCACGATGCGGTGATAGATACCAAGTTGGAAAACCTCACAGAAGAGGTCAGAAAACATAATAACTTTGCCGAGAAAATCCCTGTGTTGGAGTCACAGATAGGATTTCAGAAGCAAAGACTCGACAACTTAGAACAGTCTTTAAACAATTTGAAGTAGGAGGCTTATTATGAGTAACAAGACTTATGACACCTTAAAATGGCTTTGCATCATCGCATTCCCTGCACTGGCTACGCTGTACACAGTAATCGCCAAGATATGGGGGCTTCCCTTCGAGATGCAGATACCTGCGACCATAACAGCCATAGCTACCTTTATAGGGACACTGCTTGGTGTAAGTTCAATGAACTACAAGAAGGAGAACAACGATGGCGAATAATAAAATGCAGAGAAGTTTAGATGTAGTTAATCCCAAAACAATAATGGCACTGACACCGACAGCAAACACTAACAATGCATCACAGAAGACAGCTTCAAGCACAACATCTTCCAAGTCAGGGACGGCATCCACAGCCACTTCTGTAGGCAACCAACAGCCATATAGCTACGAATTATATACAGTAGGTCAGCAGTTGACACCTCAGCAGGCGTATACAGTAGGTGACCCACTTCAGTATCAGAACTATACAGCAGGTGCTCCGCTTCAGTTGTCAGAGTATCAGTTCAACCCTCTTGCTGAGCTTGAAGTAAATGAGAGAGGTCTTGATGCTAATTCTCAGAATATCTATAACACATATCAGGGCATTTTGGGAGATAACGGATACGAACAGTATCTCAACAGTGCAAGGGATAATACTCTGAATGCTACCAACAAGGCGTATAATGACAATGCTCGCAACTACTATCAGATGTATAGGTCTAATCAGAGTAAACTCCCTGAACAGTTATCAAGGCTTGGAGTTACTGGTGGTGGCAGTGAGACAGCATCCTTAGGGCTTCTGAACAACTATAGCGGTAATCTGTACGGCAACGAGTCACAGAGAGCACAGCAGTTATCAAATCTGAACGCACAGTATGACCAGTTAAGTGCAGA